AGTAGTACTACGAAACATAAAGAAGAGTCAGGGTCGATAGTTGGCGGTAGTTTTGGGTTAAGGGTTTCATGTCTTACTTTGGGTATGCTGGAACATCCAGTTACTAATAATAATAGTAATCGCATTATGGTTTAGCACTGCTTGTGCCAAAATAGAACCCAACAATAGCAAGCAGTACTTGACGCAATTCAGGGATAAGGATAACCCCATTGATCTCAGTAAAGATTTTAGTTGTAGGTCCTGTAATCAGGCCCCACAGTACGCTAGTACCTTGTACGTCATTCTCTAAGATAACTGGAAGCCCCCATAGAGGTGCAAGTAAGGGCAGGAATACGACTGCAAATAGAATTGCAATAACAATAAACCGCCTCACAAACTTACCAGCCTTAGAAGAAACTCTTGCTGCTGCCTTATCAGCGGACTGATCTGAAGCTTCCCTGATTTTCAGGGAAGTCATTAGTAAGTCTTGCTGATTCTGAGAACGAATAGCTAAGAGTTTCATTACATAGCCAGCTAAGGTGCCGCCTAGTGTAGTTAAAAGCTCTATAGTCACATCAGTCCTCTGAAGACTCTTCTTCTTTTACATCTTCTTCTTGAGACTCTGATTCAATCTTATTGATCATGGTTTCAACTGCCTCATGATACATACCTAAGATAGCATCAATCTGTACAGTCAAGCCTACCATAAGACTTTTATCCCCTGCGGGAGTCTTAGGAGTGATCTCAACCAGAGTCTCTACACATTTAGCCAAACCATTTAACACATCAACCACGTTTTGCGTGTAATTAGTATTATCTTCTTTGACTTCTTGTACTTCTTCAATAACTTCAGACATTTATTTCTCCTTGATAATGCCTCTCAAAAGACCTTAAAGGGGGCCTAAGCCCCCTCCAAGGGCCAAGGAGAGACTAGTTATATGTCTTTTCGCTGTTCTTTTGTTGTCACTAGCTGGGCTACCACGGCATCTTATGCGTAATAGCTTTTGTTTTTTTGTCGTATTCTTCAGGTCTAAGCAAATGAAGAGCAATAAACTGAGAATCTAAATAGTCATCAGGGTCATCAAACCCTGCTTCCATTGCTTTTCTCTTCTTTTCTTCATATTTAGGTTTGACATTGTTCCAAGAGTCTCGATTCTCTTGGCGAATTTCTGTAATCTTGCGATCTAAAGGTAAAGAGCTTTCTAGCACCTTCTTGGCCCATGCTGGACCACGACCAAAGATGCCCCAGATATTATCTGCAGAATCACCTGACACTAACTGGGTTAATTCAGTTAGTCTGGCTTCTTCTTCTTCGACATAAACTGGTTGATCTTCTTTTCGAGGATTCCAATGCCATCCAGAAACAGTTCTAAAATCTTTATCAATACCAATACCAACCCAAGAGTCCATAGAGACGAGCATGGAGATGATATCATCTGCTTCAAGTCGATCCATTGCAATGCTTTTCTCCACAAAATCTGAGGCTGACGCATAAGCACATGCGTCACCTAAAAATACTGGTTTTGGTTTGTTGTTTCTATTATCTTTGTACAAAGGCCAAAAGGCCTTGCGAAAGTTATCTTGCCTGTTACATGAAAATGCAATGTAGGTAGTATCAAAATTAGAAGACAGATCTTTTAAGTCGTACTCAATACGGTCTTCTAAGTAATCATAACCTTCATTATCTGCATAACAAGCAGCAGTATAAGCTAGCCAGTCGCCATCAATCACACAATTCTTCGGGGTCTTCATGGTCATCAATACCTGTTTCATCCATATAATCTTCTGCAGCCTTGTCAAAAAGATCTCGAAGAGCTTCTGCAATCTCACGATATAACTCTTCTCGTTCTTCATCACTCAAATCATTTAAGTAAACTTCTTCTTTGTCTGCTGCAGAAATCATTTTAATACCAAGAACAAAAGGAGCTACTAGTTTAATCATCTTATTAAGATCTTCTACTGTAGTCTCATTGTTCAGCCAGTACATGTCATGCTCTACAGGACCATCCCAAGGCATCTTAACATTAAAGAACCTTTCGATTCGATGTTGTACACCTTGAGTCTTATCTAAACTTTTAGCTAACTTTTCTGATTCGTGATTACGCCAACGGGCTCTAGGATAAGGAAGTCTTTCTCCAGCATAAACATGCATAAGCTGACCACCTTGTCTAAGAATCATGTCTACCTCGTTCTGATAACGAACATCATCAATGATAAGGATACGTTCCCAATACTTCTCACCACGAGAGATATCAAGATTCTCATTCTCCATAGCATCAACGATACGCATCTTAGCCTCATCTAAAAAGAACTCTGGGTCGCCCGCCCGCTTGGTTGCCCCAAACTCTTGGCAGAACTTCCTGTATTTTACGTGATCTCTTTCCTTTGTAAGCCCCTGCTCCTTTGCTGCCACCTTGATTGGGTCAGCAAAAGATACAAGCTCTGGAACAAAACCTTTTGAGAAAGCAATTGCCATAAGCTGATTAGCTACATGGGTTTTGCCTGCTCTAGCCTGTCCTGTTAATCCTAATAATCTCATTCATCACTTCCACATAAAGGGATCTCATAGTAAATTAAGATGCCCTCTTCTTTAGCAAATGCCCACTCCCAGTTTGCACCGGGACTATTTTCATAGCCAGACATCATGTATATTGCGTCTACACTTTTAAGTGCTTTCAAATCTCTACGAGCTGCTTTCATATAATCCTTTCGTGTGAACTCTACATCAGGACGTAAGCCTGCTTCTAAGTCCATCTCGCAAGGATTAATAACTTCCCAGCCTGCTTCTTCTAACTCCTGTTGCTTTCGTAGAAAAGCACCATAATTATTATCAGGATACCCTGACATAGGACCTGCAATGTAAATCTTCATTAATGACACTCCGACCAATTCTTACCAACAGTTGCTTCTGCCGCAATGGGCATTCTAATATCTAGAAGTCTACCAGCTTCTTCAGCTGCGTCAACCAAAATCTTAGATACTTCTTCAGCATATTTTTCGTGACACTCCCATTGCATCTCGTCATGAATAAATCCAATCTGATATGCTGGGAGCCCTGCTTCTTTAATCATACGATTGGCAGTGATACACCACATCTTAGATACAATAGCACCTGCACCCTGAAGCAAGACGTTAAGTGCTTTGTGTACTGATCGTACTGGGACTACTCTGCCATCAAGTAATCTAATATTACCTTGTCTACCAGCTTGAGTAGTTACGTTATCAATAAGTTTCTTAAGTGCTGGAATATTCTCAAAGAAACGATCCTTCATCTGACCACCCTGCTTAGCAGAGCCATTGATAATAGAACCAATCTTTGTGTTGCCTGCACCATAGATGAGAGCATAGATAAAAACCTTTGCTTGGTTACGTGTATCTAAGCCAGCAGCTTTCTGATTGATAGTATGAATATCATCATTAAGAATAATGTGAGCATACTGACCACCATCGTTGGGGTGCATGTAATGTGCAAGGCACCTAAGCTCTAGTCCAGATAAATCTGAACCGACTTGTACCATACCTGGGCTAGGTCCCCACAATGACCTTGCCTCTTTGTTACTAGATACTTGTTGAATGTTAGGTTGAGAAGCACTGGTTCTACCAGAAACTGTACCCAATGTATTCAATGAGCCATGTATTCTGTTGTCCCTAGAATACTGAGCCCTAAGATTCCAGTCTTCTACCTGTCCTCGTAACTTGTCTAAGTCTCGATACTCAAGTAGAAGCTTTGCTTCTGGAAACTCTAGTTCTTTAAGTACCTGCACATCACACACAGGATTCCCGGTTTCAGGATTGTACTTTGGTTTCCAAGTATATTTCTCTTGGAACCGCTCTACAATTTGTTGAGAGCTACCGGGATTGAAAGGTATTAGTTTGTACTTGTTTGGTCCTTTAACCAAGCGTTCTTTAATTACACTTGAACCCTTGCCCTTGACCTCTCCTTTAGTCAAGTACTGGATATTAGTTTCAGGATCTACATAGTACGCTACAGACTTTAGATACTCTTTCTTGTCTGGGAAGATCTTGCGAAGCTCATCTTCAATACCTCTCTTGTCAGAGAGTAACTTGAATAGAACCTGCTCACCCATCTTAAAATCATACCACCAGCCTCGACTGGTTTGATTAGCAATAATCTTAGCAAAGTCATGTTCAAACTTCATAACATTTGCAGGCACATGCTTGCACTTTTCAGTCAAGACATTGAACAAATCTGCATTTGTTTTTACATCTTGTATGCAATACTTTAGCATAGATGCGTTAAAGTTTTCCCATGACCCTTCATACTCTGACTTCTGGTTATCTAAACCAAAGGCTTCGGACAAAGCTTTCAGGCTGTAACCTTTAGCTTCATTGTTCTGCCGGTCAGGGTACAAAAGCATTGCCATAAGCATAGTATCTATAACCTTCTTGTCCTCTAAGGCTTCAGTATTGTAAAGCCTTTTGAGGACAGGAAGATCATAGTTGATGATATTATGTCCGATTAACACATCTCCTGTGGCTAGGAAGTTAATACCATCTTGAATCTGATGAGGATAGAAAACATGTTCAGTCCTTGTATTCAAATCTACTACCACAAGGCAGTGCACAGTATCACATTCTGCAATAACTTGTCCCTTTTGATTAATCTTTAATTCATTGTAGCCATTTGTTTCGATGTCAAAGACAAGGGCTTTCTGTTTCATATTTTCTCATGCTCTTTTAAGGTTTGCATAATCCATGTAAACGCTGCCTTTAGATCACTTGTAAGAAAAGATTTACGATCAGGATGAGTTAAAATAAGCCTAAGAATTTGCATAAACCCCATAGATACTTCATAAGTAAGTTTAGGTTTAGACACTAGCGAACTCCGGCACTCCTCCTACAAACGTAGGATCTACTTCTTCCAATCTGTTTGTATCATGACTGTAGAACAGACCTGTAGCAACACCAGCTCTACCAGTCAGTCGATTCTTTAGAATACGAACAACAGTAGTGTTGGCTTCATCATGGTTACTTGCTTGGCGATTGCGTTCCAAACCAATAACGGTATTAGGAACAGACGATAAGGAACCTGAGCCACGAAGGTCTTGCAAAGTAATGCGAGAGCCTTCTTCGTATGGCTTGTCAGTCTTTTTCAACTGAGATACCACATCAACGTGAACTCCAGTCCTAACGCACAAAGAACGAATACCTTTCATGAGTGTGTCAATCAAGAGACGCTCACTGTTATTATCTTCTGATGCCATCATAGCGGTAGCTGCCGCAGTAATGTGGTCAAGAATAATAACCTTGACTCCCAAGCTGGTAGCCATAAATTCCATTCTTTGTAAAAGATTTTGCATAGCATTGTGACCTTCATGATCATAGACATAGAATCCTGTTTCTGCCAACCATTTCTTAGCCCCAAGATATTCTTCTTCCGAGTAATTCTCACACACGGTGTATTCAACACGTTCAACACCCATGCTTTCTCTAAGGTCATTCATGGTATTAGCAGCACGAATAGATCGAATAGGCTTGTTAATATGAAGAGAGATAATATCATCTACAGTCTCCTGTGGTGTTTCCTCTAGCATAATAGCACCTACGCTACGTCCCTCATTCAAATGAGAGTAGATTAGCTCACGAACAATGGTACTCTTGCCTGAGCCTGTACCTGATGTCCAGAGTGTAATCTCACCGCTACGCTGACCAATAAGAAACTCATTCAGTCCGGGCCAAGGAATGGACCACACCTCAGTGTTTGTATTATTATCAGCAATCACATTACTAACATGCAAGATCTCATCTGGGCTGTAAAGCTGTGCTTCCCAGATAGCATTGATCAGACTCTTGGTTTCTCCAGCGAGCATATGCTCATTGGGATCCTTAAGCATGATCTTAGCAATCTTAGCCTTGCCCGGAGGCAGGATGTCTGCAACAGCTCTAGCTGCCTCACGACCTGCATCATCGTTGTCAAAGAGTAAGACCACTTCTTCATACGATGCAACAAAGTCATAGTTGTTCTTGATGTCACGTACAGCACTGGCTGCACCGTTAGGCAATGACACAACAGGCCACTTGTTCTCCATAAGCTGAGACACGGTAAGACAATCAATCTCACCCTCAGTAATGACCAGTCTCTTGCCGTTCATCTTGAACAAGCCTTGACCAAAGAGCTCTGGGTTACGGCTATTGCCTACCCACTTGAACTCTTTTGTATCATTTTTTCTCAGCTTTTGTGCAACGAGAGTACCATCCTTGAACGCATTCCAGAACTGAAACTCTTGCTCCCCAACCTGTGCACACTTGTAGCCATAGAGCCTGCAAGTCTTCACATTGATCTGGCGATCTTCGAGGTCAGTGAAGTATCCATTGTATGGATTCCAGTTGCCCTCTACCTTAACAGCTTTCTTGACATAAGAACCGCTGGCGTTTTCATGATAACCGCAAGCAAAGCAGTGAGCATGACCATCATTGTAACGAGCAAGGTTATCACATGATGTGTCCTTGCCTTGACGATGGCATTCAGGGCATTGTTCCCTGTCTACAACAAAAGTAATTTCTTCTTCTTTCATAATTCTCCGATAAAAAAATCCCCTTCCATTTCTGAAAGGGGATCTTCGTTAATCTACTGGTTCTTGCGATAAGCCGTTTAGCTTAAATGATATGTACTCTTTACCTTTGTCCGTCTTAACTTTAGTAACTTCAAGATAGTAGATTCTATTATCATTAAAGCCATAGTGTTTTTGTAAGACATCAATAAAGGGCTTCAAGCAGTTGTCAATGTCAGAAGCTCGATTGCTGTACCCAACCCGGATACGCAAGGACAGAGGACCTGTCCTTGGTATCCTGAGCTTTGGGAGCATTTTGGGTAACTTGATTTCATAGTTTCTGTACTTAGCAGTCTTACGCTTTCTGCCCATGAATGCTTCATTCATACTAAGCGGCTTGATAGCCAGCTTATGCATTCATTAGAATGGCATGTCCGCGCCCTGTTCGGGCTCTGCTTCCTCAGTCATTGTAGCAGTAGCTGTCTCTGCAACGTAACCACCTTCGACCTTATCGAAGCCACCTGCTGCAGAACTTTGCTCGTTCTTTTCAATAATTTGGACACCATCAAGATAGAGAGACATGCTGTTATCTCTTTCAAGAAGTGCTGGAACCAAACGCAAACGAACTACATCTCCACCAAAAGGAGTATCAGTAGTCTTTGTGTTTTGTGAATCAAAGCATGGGAACGTAGGAGTGCCGGGATTATCCTTAGCAAACTGACTGTTCTTTACCTTGAGTAACTTGACTCCATCTCGTTCAGACACACCGTTGACCTTAGACACCTTAGAGAAGTTGCATTTCTTTGCAGCATCATTAATAAGAGTGCTAAGCTCTTCTGTCAATTCAACAGTAATGTTGTGGTTTGGATTACCAAACTTAACATCAGGCTTGTGTAAGTGAGCCCAAGTAACCGTGGCGTTAGGTGTAACAAAAGACTTTCCGTATTTGTTAGCCATAAATAATCTCCTTCAGTAGAAAACAATTGAGTAGTATTATAGTAAGAGGTAGCCCTAACGTAAGAGCATAATAACTAATTTTTTGCAAAACTTCTTTCATACCGACATTGGCTCAAATACAGCCAATTCTCCATCTACAACTACTCCACACCCAAGAATGGGTTTCTGATTAAATTTTTTGCCATAGTCCATAGCTGCAGCTTTTATATCAATACCGCAGCCCACTTGCATACCAAAGCATTTAAAGCGTTCATTATTATAAAACTCTACTCCGGCTTGACTATGAAAGTGTCCTTGCACAACTGAACAGAACTGAGCCTTTGCATTGTTATATGCGGAGTTTCTCTGTCCACCTGAGCCTCTGTCGCCATGCTGATACATGACACCATCAATAACTTTATTACCATAACGTGGAATTACTTCCCAACCTTGAACACCCCAGATATCAGAATATGATTTTAATACACTAAGAGGTAGTCCACAGTCCATTGCATGACGTTCTGTTAGAGCATCGTGATTACCTACAAACCATGTCACACTAGGTCCTAACTCTTTGTACAGCTTCTGCACTTGTTCGTATGCTTTACGATATTCTGCTTCGCTGTTCTTAAGACTTGGTGCTTTTGGATGATAAGAAATGCTTGCCCAATCGACAAGATCTCCGATGTGAACTACTTCGTCACATCCCCATTCATCTCTTACATCAGCAAGAAAGTTAACGTAGTTGGGATGCATAACTGGAGCATGTGTATCTCCTACAACCAAAACTCTACTCATTTTTTCGCCTCCTTTTTGGCTTGACACCATGAACAATGTAACGCCATTCTTCTAATGTAATTTCATTCCTCACATAAGCTTCATTGGCTTCCATAGCATCTCTGTATTTTTTGGTATGAATACGTCCTGCAGAAACATGATCTCCTTTACCAGAGCCAAGTTTACGACCTTGAGAAGACCATTTATCTAAGTCTGCATTGACCCCACCTAGCTGGCGGGCGTCTTCATTACCTCTTCTAATAAAGTTATCTTTACCCATAGTACCTCACGAAAAAAAGTATTCTGATTGTAAAACATCATGAATATCTAGTGAGCTCCGTGATGGAGGATGGATTGTACATGATTCCCAATCTTCTGCTGTACTTTTTTTGGCTGTTGTTTCAGCTAGTACAAGAGATGGATTGTTATTATCATACATCTCTACAAACGATTCTCTAATGTGCTTGTGCATCTTAGGTACATCGTTAGCATGACATCCAAAGGAATCATGAATCATTGAGAAAGAACTAATACCATCAGTGTACATACGATTGATGGTATCAAGCATGTGGCTTGCATCTAATGAGTGGATAAAATTAGGTGCAATACCTGAAATCATTTCTGAAGTACTAAGCTTTGCATCTTTCTCAGCTGGTATGGAAAAGACAACCAACTGGGAATCAACACGTAAACGAACCTTTTTGTCTTCGTAATAATTGTGTCGAATAATATTCCCAATTGGAGTCTCCCATTCCAAGTAATCTCCTGCCTCGTTTACCTGCTTGGCTAACTCCTTAGCCCATGCCATAAACTGGTAGGAGGCTGAGACTACAGAAGGTATGGCTTCGTTCATTAGAACAGTACCAATATACTTAGCAGCCAATCCCTTGTTCTCGCCAGCCCAATCACAATGACCGTCCTCCTTGAGAGCTCTTACACAGCCGTGCAATGTTACACCATAGGCGTAAGTCATGCAAGGCCTCTTTGCGCATTTCCTGCTTACTCTTTCTTCTCTCCACGCTGAGTGCCAATCGTCTTCTACATTTGTAGATAAAAACTTATTAGCAGCATCTGCGACCTCTGTATAAAGATCACATGGTTGTGAAACAGGAATTAAATTAGTAGCTCTAGCACCCACTGGATCTCTGCCGATAGCAGACCAGTGTTGAATGCCATTGCAAGAGCCATCCATTTGTACAGCCACATGGTTCATACCAGACTCATCATAATAGTCTAATAGTGAAGCAAGTAACTGCCACTTCTTACGATCATCGCCTTGTTTAGACCAGAACGTATTGTCGATAGGATTCTGAGCAGATGCTTTAAGATACTTCTCATTCTCATGAAACCACTTAACTCTGTCATCAAAGGACAACTTGTCCTCTCCACACAGATTAGCAATCTGAACCTTCATCCAGTAACGACCTTTATCATCATAGGGTTTACCCTCAGCAAAGCAACACAGTGCCTTGTCAAAGTCTGAACCCTGAGGACTCAACATTTCTGTAGAAGTATAACAACGACCTCTAAAATCTACAGTAATAGGTAGATAAAAACAATCAAAGTTTGATAAATCTTTTGCAAGATCAAGTCGTTGAATCATACGCAGTCTATCAGCCCACAGCTTAGCCCACTCTTTGTGTGCGTTTTCTAGTTGTGATAAATGCTGAGCAAACTCAGGTACATACTTGCCTTCCTCAGTCTTTGTAGGACCTTCGTACTCTTGGAATGCAAAGTCATCTTGAGAGTATCTAGGACAGTCAGCTAGTTCCAAGTTATTGACAAAGACATAATTCATAATCTTACAAATCTTGTCATTGACCTTGTACTTGGTGTTTTGCAAAGCATTGATAGCTCGTACGCTTTGATGAGACATTTCAGACAAACCAAACGAGTCATAGCCCGGAGAAGCAGGACGAATAAACTTCATCTGCATACCGGGAACAATGTAGCCACCTTCCCAACGACCATTCTTTTTGGTCCAAGGGTTAGGAGTACAAATCATAGGAGCCCACTTAGGTCTAAGCCATTGTCTAAAGCGATGATTATCAATCATGTCAGACACGATCTTAGGATTTACTTCAATGTATGATGTTCTCTTTCTACCATCCCAATGAAGAATACGACGGGCAAAGTAATTACCTTCTTGTACATCTTTATCTTTAACAGCATCTACAATACACTGAAGTAAAGCAATACCAAACTGAAGCTTAACCTTCTTAGGCATAAATGCCATGTTATCTACTTCTTTTACAAATCTATTACGTTTCTTAGCAGTCCAGTTTTTAATAATTTTAGATCGATAAGACCAGATTTCTTTATGCTCACTTCTTGCCTTAAGGTAGTGCAAGAGTTGCCATGTCTGCTCAGCAATGTTTTGAGCTACAGTTTGTAGTTTAATACGATTACCAATAATAGAGACACCATGATCTCGTTTAGGATACGCTGAGGGTATAAGACACTTGAACGTAATGAGAGCCAAGTGCTCTGGTGTAAGGAATAGAGCTGGTACTTGCCAACTAGTAAACTGTCTCATCCCTTCTAGGATAGTAGACTGCATCTCCTTAAATGCTGGTATAAAGTAAGGACCATAATAATGAATGATCTCTTCTTCAGTAGTTCTAAGTACTGAGGGATCCTGAGAGATAGCTAACTCAGCTTCTGAAGCTGTAGAGCTAAGTCCTGTGGTTCCCCAATACCTTCGCAAGCCAGCTAGTAGCATGTCTTCTTCTCTAGCTATTTCTAGCCCGATTAAGTATGTGTTATCCAATTATGATTCCTATGTATACCTAAGTTCCTTGCGACTGTAGTTGATACTAAGTGGGCAATAGTCCCGATGGGACTCGAACCCATACTGGAAGGATTTTAAGTCCTCTGCCTCTGCCATTGGGCTACGGGACCTGAAACGCTCTCGGCAAGACTCGAACTTGCAACCTACTGCTTAGAAGGCAGTTGCTCTATCCAATTGAGCTACGAAAGCTAAGAGTTAACTACTCTTAGGTGCTTGTGACCATTGCAATACGCATTGATTTACGTATTCAATATTGGGCACAGAAAACTCTCTGTTCATCCAATTGTCGTTGGAGTCTCGTCCATCAATTTTAACGATGAAAGCATTCTGAATACGACGAATATTAAAATCCTCGTCTACAGACTTAAACTCACTGATAAAATTATTGACTTGTTCTAAACAACAGGTTTGTTGATCACCCATGGTGATTATCTCCTTTAAACAAGGTACTCTTTGAGATCGTCTGAAAGGGCATACCCGCATCCACAGCGGACCCAGATCCAAGTACCATCATCTATTTCGATTATAGCATCTCTAGTCAAAGGTTGTGCTAACATTTTCTCAGCTAGATAAGAAGAAATCAAAAAATATTGCATGGGTTCAAAGCCTTCATCGTCCTCAAGCAAAGGATAATGAATATGGACCCAAGGAAGATCATCTCTCATGAGATGCTC